CCCAATTTCTTCTTGGTATTGCAAAAGTAACATCCGAGGCAGCAATTCTTTTTGCCGCTAATAAATCATCAAAAGGAAAACTTTGTGCGTTTCTATTATCGCCAGGAGTTAAAGGTGCTGTATCAGAACCTTCGTTATTTGTTCTACCGTCACCTCTTGTAGCAGTTGAAAATGCTTGAGGTCTACCAATACCTAGATACATTACATTTCCTGAACCCTCTGAAAAGGCTTCCTGGAATTGTTCACTATTGTGTATTCTAAATCTGTCTGTTATTATCGCTGGCATATCTTTTTAATTCTTCCTTTACAATATTTATACAAGTTATCTAGCAGTTGTAGGAACATTATTAGTACCGACAAGTGATTGTCCCCATGCGTAGTAAGTATATTCTACGCCATCAGCTGTATTAATTTCTCCGTTTGCACCTTGAACTTTAAATCCGTTTGACAATAACCTTACATCTAAAGCAGCAGCGTCACCTTCAGCATTGTTAAGAGTAGGTTGAATATACTTATGATGAGTGCTTTCTCTTTTATCATCATACAGCACCCAATTTCTTGAACCAGTATGGTTATTTTTTATAATAAGTAATTTTGGAGCAAATCCGGTGTAAATAAAAGGACCGTCATCCGTTCCTCCACCACCACTTGGTGAATAACTGCCAAATTTACTAAATCCTTGTTTTTCTGAAAAACAATAAGCTATATACGGTTCAGAACTTTTATTCCATAAATCTGAATTTGATGAACCATTACCACCTGCAATTACAGATGAAGTATATTGACTATATCTTAAACCACCGCCACCAAAACTATTGTAAGCAGCTTGGTTATTAGCATTAAATTCTAATAAATTATCCGTAGATAAGTCTTTATGAGCAATCCACCACGCACCTGTATAGTTTAAAGGTCTCATTATTGTAACATCAGGAGTAGCTCCTAATCCGTGTCCAATTGTTCCTGAACCACTACCATCACCTGTATATTTAACAATTGAAAAACCTGCCGTGGAGTTTACAGATACCAACGACTGAACATTTCCATCAAAATTAGATGAACCAAAAGTTGAATTTGTATTAATCGCACCACCCATACCACTATGTTGACTACACCAATAATATAATGCTGGCGCTGAAGCGGCTAAAGTAATAATTAATTGTCTGGATGTTGCAGCCGAAAATCCAGATGTATATTGTGAATAAGTTTTTGTAACACCATCTAATTTGTAAGTTACGCCTGTGCTGTATTCTGAACTATTTGCAGCCGTACCAATTACAAATGGGTGTGAGTTTAATGTACTATCTGATACATCAAAAGTATATGTACCACCTTCTTGTAAATCTAAAGTAACTGCGCTTGCACCAAATGTAGCTGTATCGCCTGAATTTCTAAATCTATATTTGTTACCACTATCACTTACCACAACTACTTTATAAGTTTTTGTAGGTGCTGTACCACCCGCTAACCAAGCCCATGAAGCATAATTTTCTGAATTTGTATTAAAGTTTGCTGTGCTACTTGAACCTGCCTGTACACTAAATCCATCACTATCAAAACTACTTAAATAACCTGATGAGGGGCTCGTTATAGTTGAAGCTGTTGTTGATGATGATATTCTTAAATTTACACCTCTAACGGAGTCTATCCAACCATGGTTGTCAGTAGCGCTCCTATTTTTTGTCCAGATTAAATCGGGTCTAAATCCTACTCCAGTAAAACTTCTTGTAGCGTTTCCATCTCCTGTCCAAATAATATTATTAAAGTGAGCTGATGCTTTTGTAATTGTTGTATAAGCCATTTTAATTTTTCCTATCCATATGTATTAATATTTTTTGTGCAAATAGCATAATATCCACTAGGTGGAGAATATTGAAATTTTCCTAAACCTGAACCATCATTTTGAGGTGAACTTATAGCACTTGTTCCAAAATAACCATTTCCAAAATTTACTTTCCATGTAGATTGATTAGGTGAAAAACCTGGAAATACAAATCCTGTTGTTGGTATTTTACCACTTACATCTATATCACCTACCGTGCTATCAAATGTAGAACTTCCCCAGTCATTATTACTTGCATTAGTCCATACACCGTTTCTAGCAACATATAATTTTCTATTTGGTAAATCTAAAGCAAAACTCATTTTATAAGTTGAGGCATTAAAAGCTCCTGTATAAGTTGTAGATGAAGGATAATCTTGGTTACCATTTGAGTATATACCAAATGACCTTGTTGAGTAACCTAAATAATCATAACCACCAGAATTTGGAGCACCTGCAGCTGCATTACTCCCATAAGTTACATCTGGACCGGCAAAATGGTCTTCGTGTGCAATACCAAAGTAACATTCATTTCCTGCTTGATAAGATATTTCAGCTTCCCAATACCATTTTCCTTTTGAAACACCTAATGATGAGTAAGCACTTCTCCAGTTATTTGAACCTTCAACCGCCGTTGTTGAGCCATGATTTAATGTTACATCTGGAGAATAAAATAACGGATTTAATATAGGAAAATTATTTGAAGGATTGTCATCAACATTTGTAACACCTGTTCCGCTTGATGAAAAGTTATTTCCTTCACCTGAATTATCAGTTATAGCACCATTATCTTTAAATAAAAAGAAACCATTTGTTCCGTAAGTTACACTAGGACTGGCGTTTATTTTCCACTCACCTGTGGTAGAATCTGTTGAACCAAAAGCAGATGGTGTATAAGCTGTACCATCACAAAAATGCCAATGAGAGGCAAGTCCTGAAAACCATTCACTACCTGTGCTCCAAGTATTATCTCCAATTCTACAAGTTTTACCATTGTCATTAAAATTTAAATCTGTATCTTGGTCAGGATAAGATGAACTATTTAAATCTGTTTCTTGTTCGCCATTTATATAAATTTTTACTCGGTCGGAGGCTGTTGCCTGTGTTGTGTCAATTGCAATTACAATGTGATACCATGCATGGGGGTCCCACAATTCTCTGTTTGTTCTAATAACCTTATTATCACCAACTAAATGAACACCTAATTTTCTATCGTTTTCAATTCTTATTGAATCCCAATTACCAGGATTTGGAGAACTTGTTAATAAATGAGCATATGTTCCTAAATTACCTGTTCTTTTTATCCATCCGGAAAAAGTCATTGTTTTTCTATTACCAGCCGTAAATGTTCTATCAATATAAGTTGCCATTAGTTAAATTGTCCTCCTCCCGAACTACCATGAGATACGGTAATTGTAAATGCTCTATCTGTTGTTTGACTTTCATTATCCGTTGCACGAATGGTAAATGAATATGTAGTTGTTTGTGTGCTACCTGTTTCTGTACCTGAAATAGTACCAATTGTTGAATCTCCATCTAAAGTAAATCCACCAGGTAAACTACCTGATTGTAAACTATAACTTGAAACTGCTGTACTATCGTCATCTAAAGCAAGTAAAGTAAATGATGTTGTTTCTCCTGCCTGAATAGTACCTAAACTACCTGCACCTGTTGACCAGTTAGGAGCAATACTAACTGCTAAAATTGCTGATGAACTTCTTACTGCACCACCATCATTATTTTCTACTCTTACAAAATAATTACCAGCAGATAAGTTTGTTGTTACCGTTAAACTAGATGAACTATTAAATGTAACAGCACTCGCTACCGTAACTGCACCAGTTGAACTTATTAATTCTACTTTAGGAACTGATTGAAAATTTGTACCTGCTAAACTAAATGAAGCGTTTGTACTAGGTGCTATCGTAGCACTTGAAGTTGTAATTGTTGGTCTTGCAATTGTGGTAATTGTTGTTGAACCACCTAATGAAACAGCAGCGCCATTAATTGTAATAGCAGAATTTTGTAATTGAGCATTTGTAACACTTGTATTTGGTAATGTTACCGTTTTAGAAGATAAGTCAAGTGTACTATGTACCTGAGCAGCCGCTACCGTGCCATCACTTGGTGTTCCTATTGAAACGGTTTCACCTAAAACTAAAACAAAGTCAACCGTGTCAGTTGCGTCAGGAGCCTCTGAAAAAACTATATTTGATCCGTTAATTGTAAAGGCAGTTGATGGAGCCTGCATAACTCCTGAAACAGAACATAATACATTATTTTCTGTACCAGGTACTACAGCAGCACTATCTAAAACATTTGTTAAAGCAAATGTCGTAGTAGAACCGTCAGGTGTAATTGTACTACATCTGATATAATTTCCTATTTGTCCTGATTGTCTTCCTATATACGCCATTTATTTTTTACCATTTACCTATTGGACATTTAGCTGTTTTCATAGAAGTTTTTACTGGTATTATACATAAACATTTTGAACAAACTGAAACTTTATTATGCTCACATTGTTCACAAATGCTTCTTCTTTTATTTGCTGTTTTGCCATCTATTAACATTTTTAATTTTCTCTTATATACATTTCAAATTTAGTTACATCACCGTCATTACAACCACCATCAAAAGTTTGAATATAAGGTTGACTTCCTGATGAACCTGCACGACCAAAAAATCCTGCTTGGTTATTATCGTTTGTTCCATAATTAGTTAAGTGATATGGTCTATGACCAACCGTACTAGTATTAACTCTTAAATTACCTGCGTCATAACTTGAAGTTTGACCACAATTTGAAGTAGGTAATATTCCAGAATTTCCACCTGCTCTCGGTATTAAAGTATTTGTAGGTAAGTCAACTATTGCTTGCCCATAATTACTACCACCATCATAAACAACTGGTGTGTTATAATATAAATTAGTAGGAGAAGCATTACTATATTCATATTTAAACATAACATATCTAAATGACCCACTTCTTCTTAATCTACTTATAACATCTCTTGCTTGTGGTGAAGCGTCACCTACTTGAATTTCATTATCATCACTTGAGCTATTATTCCAAACATCTGCTGTATTTGGATTAGCTGTGTTAATAGACAATGCTAACATATAACCTGCATTTAAAGAAAAATCACACCATATCGGAAGTGTAGCACCAGCATGTGTAAGATAATAAACTCCATTTGTTGTAATTCCTAAATTATATAACGCTTGTGCTGTTGTAGCTGCTCTTGCTGAAGTAGAACCATCAAGAACAGGATTAACAACAATATTAAATGTTCTATTTACCGTATCTGTGCCGTCTGAAGCGCCTAATTCAAATGTGTAAGTTGTAGAGTTATCAATATTTGTAGGGTCGCCTGAAATTGCACCAGTAGAAGTATTTAAACTTACATTTCCAGGTAAAGCACCAGAAACAACTGAATAAGTTATAGTTTCTCCGTCTGCGTCTGTAGCAGCCACGGTAGCATGTGTGCCTGTAGCAGTATCATTTATCGTTGCTAAAGTACCTGCTGATGTAGACCAAACTGGTGTCGTATTAATTTGTAAAGTATTATCTAACTGAGCAGAATTTCCTGAAGCATTTGTAACTTTAATATCAAATGGTTCTAAAGCTGCGTTTAATGTAGGTATAACAGCCGTTATTTGAGTTGATGAATTTACCGTAACAGATGAAGCACTAACAATTGTACCATTATTTCCTATAACCTGAACCGTTGCACCAGATTTATAACCTGTGCCTGTTATTACTAAACTATTATTACCACCAGAATTATCTGATGGAGTAAATGATGTTGGCGATATTGATGTAACACCTATGTTAGATTCTAATGCTACAAATTCTGAATCATTTCTACCCTCAAAAGAGTTAGTATCAGTATTATATCTAAATTGTCCTTCAGTAGTACCTCTTTGAGCAGATGTACCTTTAGCTATGGAAGTACCCTCTGTACCTGTATCAACAAGGTTTACTCTTGATACAGAGTTACCTAAACCTTTTGTTTTAATTCTTGTTAATGGCATATTAGTAGTTTAATGAAACTCCTCTGATTCTTGCCTCTTTTGAAGCAGACTGGTTAGCAAATAAAATTTTGTATTTTAATTGGGTTCCTGCCGTTACAGATAAATCATTTACAGCCGCCATTTTAATACCTGTTGCAAAATCTGGTAAAGCAGTCAATGTAGCAGTAGTAAAGTTACTGCCGTTATCAGCTGAAAGTTGTAATATTATATCTGTATTTAAAGCATTTGTTCCTGCTTGGTCCTGATAAGTTATTACTGCACCCATTTTTGAAGTAGATGAAGCTGTAATTGCTGGACATAAAAAGTTACCTGTTGCATTTACGGTACTTTGTGTTCTTTGTATTGTGTGATGAACTCTCCAGTCATTTCCTGAATCTTTCCAAGCTGGGTGAATAAAGTATAAACCATTTGCTGTTAATGTAGTGCTATTAAAATTTGAACCATTAACATATATATCTGTATTTGAAGCATTAGTTACGGTGCCACCTATATTTCTTACGGTAGTCATTGTAATATCAGCTCCTGTAACGGAGGATGCACCTACCGAACCTAAAGTTATTGTTGTAACAAGTGTGTCATCAACACTTGTACTACCACTAAAAGAATTATTATTACATCTACCTTTGTCAGTATATGAACCTGAACCATGATAGTAAGCGTCCATTTGTTGATTGATTGAAACGCCCATAGGGAAAAAGTTTGGACCACCACCTTGACCTACTTGTTGACAAGTTACCGTAGCTACATAAACATCACCTGCTTGCCAACCTTGAATACCATTATTTGAGTTTTCATCTTTTAAATTGAATAAACCAGAACCGGTAGCGTTTGATGTAATTGTATTGTTACCATCATCATGGCTTGCACCACCTATGGTGTCACCAACCGTATAGTGAGTACCTAAATCTAAAGTAGTTGTTGTTGAGGAAAGTGTACTTACATATTCACTAGAAGCTCTAAGCGTATTTGCACCGTTTGTATAACCTGTAGAGTCTTGAAACACATCAACATATTGAGAATTGGTGTTTGAGGCAGCTCTATTAGCTGTTGTAGCCTCTTTTAATGCAAGAGTAGAAATATCATTTACTAATTTGTTGTCATCAAAAGAAGTAGCATGTTGACTAACATTAGACGCAGCTATTCTGGCGTCATCAAAGGTTCCGCTAGTAATTTTAGATGTAGGTAATGATGGTATCTCATCAGCGTCTAGTGAAATTCTAGCGTTGTCTATTGTACCACTTCCTATTGAACTCGCTTTTAATTTACTTATTGGCATATCTCTCTATGGCTTTGTTGGCCACTCCAAGTTTGATAAATCTTCCTTTAATGGTTGACTATCTGTTGTTGTATAATTAGCTGGCAAATCTCTTAATTGTTGTCTGTAACCTTTCCATGCTGGACCCATAGTTACATCTGAATTAGCCATCCAATCTGATTCTCTTAATTTTGCTGTTCTTTCATCTCTTAAATTACTCATAGCTCTGTTTGCACTATCAGCCGCCCATGCTGTTTCTTCAGCGTCCCTAGCTGCTTCTTCTTCTGCTGTGTAAGCA